CTCTGCCAATTGAGCTACACTTCCAATAAAACAATCATAAGGTATCAACCTCAGATTGTCAACTATCAGAATCTAAATTTTCCAGGTTCTGCTGGTGGTTTGTCCCTCACCAACTCATTAATAATAGCACTCTCAGATTGCTCAGTCAACCCCTCTGTGCCGCTTGGAGAGGTGTCTGGGCAGGTTGGGTCCCAGGCAGAGCATATTCGCATTGGAGGTGCTAGTGCCTTACATTCAGGCGTGTAGCAGAGGGTCTCATCGTTCTCTTCATCAACATATCGTGGTTTATATTTCTGGTCTGCTTCTCTAATAATTCTATTGTATTCATCTTCTACTTCTCTAAGTGCTCTATCTACTTCTAACTCTACTCTTGCATTTCTTTCTGCTTCAGTATCTATTCTTGGACTATCAGTTCCTAAATCAAAATGCTGAATGATTAGATTGTATATTTTCCACAAGTACTTTTCATCTATTTTAAACCAAGCAGACACAGAAGCAATTACTAATATAATAACAGAACTAAGAATAAAGTTCTTTAGTTTCTTTGCTCTTATATCAGGAAGAGTAGTAAATTTTCCATCTCTAATTTCAAAAAGTCTAAACATTACTTATTCTTTTTGTAATCTTTAAGGGCATCATCAACCACTCTATGTATGCGATAAGAAATCAATTCATCATCTTGAATAATATAATCATTGAGAACTTCTATTTTAAGTTTAGATTGAACTACATCTAATGCATTGAATAATTTTCTTTTTTCTAGTCCAGGTATTAAAGAAAGAGTATCTAATGATAGATGAAGTATTGCTCCTATCTTAATCCATTCCTTAAGAGGTTTCTTTTGTTTTCCAAACTTAAACTGGAAAATATTAAACTTACTCTTGCTCATTGAAATACTCCTCCAGAGCATCATCCAACATTTGCTCCACGTCAATATTCTTCTTTGGTTCTCTAAGTTTCTTAGTATCAAAAGTTAAAGTAGGAGTTATAGATCCATTGTCTTCTACTTTAACCTTAGCACCAAAGATACTTCCCTTAGGTTGAATATTGACTTGATTATGTGCTTCAAGAGAAATACTCAAGTCTTCATTCTCTACCTTTAAATATCCACTCTTTGCTAGGATATCTAAAGCATCTTTCTCATCTGGAAGATTATCCATAGAGATTCTTAAAGCTACCTAATATTTATCTTTCAACCTCCACAAAGGTAATTGTAATGATTTTTGGAAGGTGTGTCAAGACATTAAAAAAGGGGTGAGTCCTTACCCACCCCTTAATTATTTTATTGTATCAAACTTCTACCGTAATCAGTCGGGACGCATAATCATGAGCATACGAAGTGCGGGCACCATGATGGCCCCAACCAATCCAACTATACGCATAGTCCATGTAACGATCAATAGACTTACCAGGCGTCTTCATCTGGTTTTCTATACGTTGCCACTGAACTTCAGTAGTTAGATAACGAAGTTGCGTGTTAAGTGATGATGGAGAACCACCATATCTCTTAGCAAAATCACCCAATCCATAATAACGGTTGGCAGATGTCCATTGAATCAGTCCGTAACCACGTCCGCAGTTACTCCAACTGGTTCTGCTACCACCTTCGCAAATGTTAGGAATAAAAGTTGATTCCTGACGAATATTACCCATGATAGTAGCAAGGGCGTTTCTGTCTTTAATACCACGCTCCTGGAAGAATGCCAGGGTAGCATTTTCATGTTCATTACACCCTTTACAAATTAGCCTTTTTTCTTTTGGCTTTGGTAATGCAACCTCGCGGATTGCTGTCTTCTTTTCATCTACAAGGTCAAATTCTTTAATAATAGAGAAAGGTGCTTGTCCAGGAACTGGAGGGGGCGGACCTTGCATCTTGTAGTTGACGAATGGCAGTGATGCCGTACTGGTTGTAACCGTTGCCAGAAGGGGCAGGGCTACTGTAAAGAAATTTTGCACTAAATTTAATTGAACTCTACATCCGTCTAGGCAAAGGAGAAGTTCCTCTTTCTCAAGAGGCAGTGCCCACGGCTCTAAATCAAAATCAAAGTCTCATACTAAAAAACCCTGCTCATAACAGGGATTTTTACATAATAAGTTAATATTTAGGATTTGTCAAGAGTTTAGTTTACCGAACATCAACTTCCTGATCATCCGTCCAATCATCATTTTCTAAACAGAGGTAAGTAATTTCATCCTCATCTTCAGGAAGATTAATCCACTCATCAAACTCTGCAAGAAGTGCTCTAGCATTCTTATGCCTATCTGCCTCATGCAGTAGTTCGATTTTACCCATTGCCCAGTCACGAACGTGATTTACTGGATCAATCTGCGTTTCCATAGTAATCTTTTCGGAAGTACCTGTTGAGGATGTTACTATTGTAGTAGGCGGGTTCTCCGTTGTCAAGGGACTCTGTGAGTACGTTATGGGCGAAGAGTCGTCTGGTCTCCTCAAAGTTTGTTTTGCCCTTTGTTTTATGTAATGATAAGATAGTTCTACTAAAATTTTCTCTGCCAATTTTGATAATGTCTTCTTTAAGTTCCGGACAAGACCCATAATAGTTTTTCCAATCAGATTCCGATTTTACTTTTCGTTTCTTCCCCTTAGGCGTTCTAAAAGAGAAAAAGTATTTCCTTCCGACATATTTTCTGTTGTTGGACTTATTGGTAATGAGATAAACAAACCCAAAGTTGTCCCCAATATCAGCACTGGTAAAAGGAACCTCATTATACATCCAAGGGTTTTCATAGTCAATATCTGTACTCATCAATTATATCAAGGACTTCGTTGATGTATTTATGGGCTAGTCCTTTCATATCCATTTCTGGGCGGATGTGATCTTTATGTAGTTTATCCTTTAACTTTAATATACGAACTTTTATTTCGTCTTTAGTCAGTTGATTCTTAGGCATAAAAAAGGGGAGGTTCTCTCCCCTATCTATAAAAGATTAATTATCTGTATCTAACCATTCTTTACAATAATCATAATCTCCAAACATAAACTCATCACATTCCGCTGCCTGTCTATAGGCATTCATAATTTCTTGTTCACACCATTCATCATAATTGGAATCCTGCGAAAGTATTTTTGGTAACATCTTGTTTGATTCCTCCAACTACATAAGACTCAACTTCCGTTTCTTGAGGGGCTACCTGGAGACCTTTAGAGGAAATCCAGTGCTGAGTCCAAGGAAGTGGATTATTGTTTGCTGAGATATCGTATTGGGGTTTTAGTCCAATTGCCTTAAGTCTTCTATTTGCAATCCACTCTACATATTGCTGAAGAAGTTTATCATTAAGTCCAATCATGCTCCCATCTTTAAACAGATAATCTGCCCAACGCTTCTCTTCATTCACTGCGCGATCAAACATTGCGTATGTCCACTCTTCCTCCTCTTTCATAATTTGCTTCATTTCCGGATCATCACCATCACGCCACTTATTAAGAATGTTCTGGGTGATTGCTAGGTGTTGGTTTTCGTCTCTTGCGATGAGAGAGATGATCTTGGCGGATCCTTCCATAAGCTTAAGTTCACCAAAGGCGAAACTACAAGCAAAACTAACGTAGAAGCGAATACCTTCAAGAATGTTAACGTTGGCGACTGCTCTATAGAGTTTTCGTTTGACATCATTGATTGTTTCCTTGGCGTATGAAACTCCTTCAAGATTGTGTAACCAGGCATTGGATGCACCATAACCTTGTGCGGATTGAATGAAGTCATCATAAGACTCTGTGACACTCTTAGCACGCTCTAGAATGCGGTTGTCACTAATGATGGTATCAAACACCTCAGATGGATCTGAATATACGTTTTTAATGATGTAAGTGTATGAACGACTATGGATCATCTCCATAAACCCCCATACTTCCATACACGCTTCCAATTCTGGAAGTGAGCAGTATGGAATAAATGCCATACCAGGACCACGCCCCTGAACAGAGTCAAGCATAATCTGATACTTCAGGTTAGAAGTATAGATATGCTTTTGCTCAGGACGTAGTGTCTGATAATCTCCTCTATCTTTTTGGAGGGAGACCTCCTCAGGTCTCCAGAAATAACCAAGTTGCTGTGTAGTTAATTTATCGAAGATTGGGTATTTGTATGAATCATATCTTTGAACTCCCAACGGAGCACCAAAAAACATTGGTTGCTTTTTAGTATCTACTTTTTCTGTATTGAAAACAGTCATTCCTTTGATTTCTGTTTTTGAATCTTCGGTTGAAGAAATTTTAAACTGCACAGGATTCACACTCTCCCTCCTCTACTGAACTTAACTCACACATTCTATTTACCGTTAAAAAATATTTGAAATTCATCATACTACAAGTTTATGGTTTTGTCTATCACACCTTTTTCTTTGGTTGTGTTTTTGTTCTTTTTTCTTTACCTGATTTAAGTGTAGGTGAAGGATTTTTTACAACATTTTTATTTGCTACATCTTTATCAACTACAACAAAATGTTTTTTTCCTTTTAGATTTCTATATGCACTTGTTCTTGTTCCTGCATTTGGTATTCTAACTGCAGTTTCACCTTTATCTAATGCATTAGTTCCTGATTGAGATTTAGGTTTAATATCCATTGTTTTTACTTTCTTTGCAGGAACTCTCATAGTTATTGTACTACTCCCGTGTACATTTGCTACTCTTCTATTGGTAGAAGTATATACTCCAGGACCATAAGCACTAGCAGAACCTGGATTTCTAAATCCAGATTGTTGAATTGATTTTTTTGCTTCAGGAGAAGTGCCGTGATGTAATGTATAAAATTTTATTCTTTTTGCTTCTGCAATAAACTCTTGAAATGTTTTCATTTCTTATTTGTTTTTAGGTATTTAGTTTTTCATAACTCCACCTGTATCCTTTACAATGATTAAATTTTCCTTCACAGGTATATTTAATATTAGAAGGAGTTGTTCCTACAAATTTAGAAGCATCACTAATAGATTGAAACTCTCTTAAAAAGTTTCCTTCAATATCATACTGAAATACTTTGGTTCTTTTTACATTTGGATTGTTTTTAAGTGATTGAGAAGTTTTAGATTTACTTTCTTCTTTATGTGATTTTCCAGCAAATCCGCAAGGTGATGGTTTCCCTTTTCTCATTTTACTCCACTTTTCTTTTTGTTCTTCTGTATGTGTTTGATTATAGAATAGATTTTTTTCTCCAAGAAATTTACCTTTTCTTTTTAACGATAATAGTTGTCTCGTTTTTTCTGTATGAGAATATCCAAGCATACCACCATCACCACCAAGAGTTTGGTTATATTCTGGTTTTAATTTAGAAATCCATTCAATTTCTTTTTCACCGAGAACATCAGCATCGCATCTATCCAACTCTTCAATAATAAAACTATCATCACCATACTTCCGTATTGCTTTATGGAAATATGTAGTTGAACCATTTTTAGAGGCATAGCAGTGATTATAAAATCTTGTTGATAAAGATTTTATGGTTTTACCAATATACCTCTTATTATTGATTTTATTAGTTATTAGATAAATGCTACCTTCCATAAGATAAAATAAAAACCTATTACTATTTATAATAATAGGTCTTTACACTTCCGTCAAATTTTACAACTTTCGCAATCTTCCTCTTCAGCACCAGAAAGTTCTTGGAGAAGTGATTGGAGGTCTTGTTTTGGTTCTTCTACTACCTCATCAGTTTTAATATCATAAGTGTTTTGATAATATGCTGTTTTCCAGCCATATTTCCAACAAGTTAGAAAATCTTGCGCCATAACCGACACTGGAACTTCATTATCTGGATAGTTTTCTGGATTATAACTCCAGTTACCAGAAATTGCCTGATCAAAGAACTTTTGCATCATAGCAACAATATTAATATAACCACGATTGGACTCCATATCCCAAAGAAGCGTGTAATGATTCTTAAGAGACTGATATTGAGGGACAATCTGCTTAAGTGGACCTTTCTTGGATTTCTTAATGGACAAGTATCCGCGAGGTGGTTCGATTCCGTTGGTTGCGTTTGACACAACGGAACTACTCTCCGATGGCATTTGTGCGGACAGTGTTGAGTGCCTGAGACCGTGCTCCAAGATAGATGCCCTAAGAGTTTCCCAATCATGATCCAATCCAACAGAAGAAATTTCATCCACTTCTTTTTTGTAAGTATCTATTGGAAGAATTCCATCAGCATACTTGGTACGACCAAAGTATTCACAATGTCCCTTTTCTTTAGCAAGTTGATTGGACGCTTTCAAGAGATAGTACTGGAATGATTCAGACAATCCATGAACAGCATCCCATGCTTCCTGAGAATCATAATTGAATCCCAGTTTTGCCAAATAGTGCGCTAACCCGATGAAACCTACGCCAAGCGAACGACGCGCCTTGGTGGCGATTTCTGCCGCCTTTACGGGGTAATGCTGGTAGTCAATCAACTCATCCAGTGAGCGAACGGAAAGGTCACAAAGTTCTTCAAGTTCCTCATCGGATTTAACTTTTCCAACATTAACTGCAGAAAGAATGCACAGAGCAATTTCACCCATAGTATCATCAATGTGTTGAATGGGATCGGTGGGCAGAGTAATCTCCTGGCAGAGATTGCTCATATTTACTTTATCCTTGAAAGATGAGTGGGAGTTGCAATGGTCGATATTCATGATGTAGATACGACCAGTTTCAGCACGCTCTTTTAGAAGGTCCAGAATGAGTTCTTGAGCTCCAATAGTCTTTCTTGAAATAGATGTATCTCGTTCATAACCCACATATAACTCGTCAAATCTATCAGTGCCAAAAGCATCATACAAACCAGGAACGTCGTGTGGAGAGAAGAGTGTGATTTCTCCGTTTGAGATGAAGCGTTCATAGAAGAGTTTGCTGATTTGGATAGAGTAGTCTAACTTACGAACTCGGTTATCTTCAGTTCCTTTGTTATTTTTTAATACTAGGATATCCTCTATTTCTTGGTGCCAAATGGGGAAGTGGACTGTCGCGGATCCACCTCGTATGCCATTCTGCGTGCAACAACGGACAGTTGCTTCAAACTTTTTGAGAAATGGTACAACACCCGTGTGTTGAACTTCTCCACCTCGGATTTTGCTGTTGATGCCACGGATTCTACCAGCGTTGATGCCGATGCCCGCCCTCTGTGCAACGTATCTGCCAATAGCCATATCACTAGTAAAGATACTATCGAGGGTGTCATCAAC